TTGCCTGCTCTACAACAAATGGCAAATCCATCCATTTATAGGCTAACTTACCATCATCACGTAAGGGTGCTAGAGGATCTGGAACTCCCTGTTCTGCTGCTTCTCTATATCTACGGCAACGGTCAATCACAGCTTGGTAGTTGGCCTGTTCATTTCTTATATAGAACTTACCATCTTCACGACCTGTGGTTGTTTTGATATTGCCAGAGGCATTATAGCCCACACGCTGCCAGTTGCCTTTCATAGCGTTATAGAGTTTGTCATTTTTTAATATGGCATCCATGCCATTATGAACTGAAATAAGTCCTCCATGATCTCTGCGTGTGTAGTCATCATTTCTTATGGGATCAGAATCGTCCAGCATAGAGGCTTGAGGGTTTTTTAGAGTAAATTCGTCTTTGGGATCTATCATAGTATGATATTTAGTGTAAAATAAAAAAGGACTCCGAAGAGTCCTTCATTTTCGAGTTGTCCAACCATTATTTAGGTAGTCATCTATTATTTCTTTCTTGATATATTTTCTTTTGCCATCTTTATGAACCATAGTTGTGCCAGTTCGCCAGGCTGCTAACCGTGATTTCATCGTTTCTGATTTTGGTTTCATACCTCCTTGTCTTTTAGCCTCTCGTGCTTCATCACTGATCTGATATGGTCCATGTCTGCGAATGGTTTCTAGTCTTTTTTGTTTTGATTCCTCACTATGAGTCTTACCATAAAAATGATTATTTGATCCTTGGTTATTAAACTTGGGCTGTCCTTGATCATCTAATATGCCAAACAGAAACTTTGCTGCTTCTTTGTCTCTTCTATCTCCAAACATTCTATATCTAACAGAATGAATAATAGCATGATCTATGGGATGAAGAATGGCAATATTCTTTTTATCATTAGTTCCTCCTAGATGTCGAGGTATAATATGATGATAATGAAAATCTTTGACAAAAGTTGTTTTCTTTGGTTTCATAGATAAAGTATAGCACAATAAAAAAGGGACATAAAGTCCCTTTTTCATCCATTTTAAGATATAAAATCCTAAAAAGAACTACCTCCCCAACTTGATAAACGAACAACAAGACTTGCTGGACGTAGAGGACCTGCTCCCATTGAGTTCAATACTGGTGCTGTAGCACTAGCACTGATGTCATGTAGAACAGCTACACCTGCTGGATTGCGAACAATAAGTGTGCCTTCCATAATGAACTGATCTAAACTAGCATCAGCATTTGAGAAGATCTCGTTGTTAGGTCCTAAATCACGCAATGAACCCCACTGTAGAACTTCTTCGTTCATGAAGTAGATCTGATTGCTTACACCACTTTGGTTCATAATCCAAGAATCGAAGATTTCATATGTATAGTTAAAATCGCCTTCGTAGGTCTGGATTGTGTCACCGCGCTCAGAATTCACACGGTTGATACCTCTGCTTGTGGGCATGTTATCACTTAGGTGTGTTCTTAAGCTAGTTGGGCAAACTACGGTACGGATCTTAGCGTTGAAACGCTGTTCAGCTACAGTGACTAACTGCTTGTAGATTGCTGGGTAGAACTGTGTGTTGGCCTCATCGCTGGCTGCGTAGTAGACGCTACCTAGATAAGCACCACCCGCACCACCAATAGTGATACCAGAACTGGTTGTGACCACATCTGATGTTTCATTGTTTGTGTAGGTGACGAATGTTGAGGTATTGCCTGCTGTGTTATTCCAAGAATGTGTAGCAGCGAATGAGTTTAGAGAACCCATACGACGACCAGTTTGGTTAGCTGGTAGTCCAGGAGCTGTTCCGCTCTGTCCACCATACTTGGTTCCAATCTGATCAGCACGGACTAACTGTGCTTCTACGTCAAACATAAGTTCAATCAACTGTTTGACTTCTTGGTATGCCTGTGGATCTCCACCTGATTGCTCAACAGCACGAGCACTTCCAGTTGCTGAAATAACAGTACTGAAAATCTGTGTGTAGTTGCCTAGGTTAGCACGTTGGTTGCTTTCTGCCTGTGCGCTGGTTACAGCGGCACCTTCGACCTGTGCTTGAACCTGTGGTTGACGATAAACGTCATTGGTCCATAGGGGTAGTGTAGAAACGACCTTGCGCTTTTTAGCCATTGCCATGTTTAGCACTGGGGTATCATCTTTAACACGATTAGATACATCCAGGTCCAAATCTTTGACAACGATGTCTGATGCATACGCTGTGGTTCCGTTTCCGATTGCGGTTGTAGAGATTTGTGCCATCTTAATATTTTCCTTTATAGATTAAGCGTTTTATCTGCGTTGCCCTCTCAATGCGTTGAGTTTGGCTACTAACAGATTGTCTTGGGCTTTACGATCACCCTTGTTGGCTCTTTCTTGAAGTTCAGAGAGATTGGCCATCGACTGCGTCTTAGAGTTAGTGATGCTACTCTTCTTTGATGTTAGAGCGGCAATACTGGACCCTGCTGACTTAGTTTGAGGACGTTCGCGATATTTGAGACCATCACGTATAAGACCTAATATGTGTTCATCTGAACTGATTAAATCTATGTTGTCTACACCTGGCACTAACTGATTCTTAGCTGCTTGCCAATTCTTTGAAACCTTTTCACGAATCTCATTAAACACATACTCATTTTTCAACTCCTTGTCCTGAAAGTTCTTACGGTTTGTGGTAAGAATCTCTTGAACCTGTTGACGGCGAATATCACGAAACTGATCAACTCTAGGTTTTAAGTTCTGTATAATACCAGCCTGGTGTTGGATCCATCTTTCATTCTGTTGCATGCCTGCCTGTATGCGGGCTATGGCAGCTTGATCTCCACGCTGTTGCGCTTGACTTAACTGCTGCTGGAATGTGGTTTGGTATCCCTGTGTCTTTAAGATTTCATCATAGGCTTCTTGAAGTTTTGGAGCAACTGTAAATTCTAATGCTAGATTGAGACCTTCTGCTTGGGCTCGTTTCTCTTGAAGATATTCTTCAAACTCTGCACGTTGAACCTTAAGTTCTCTGGCTTCTTCATGTATTGCTCCACCTTGTCCTAAGATAGCTGCTGCTTTCTTGGCGTCAATGACCATTTCTTTACCATTGCGAGTGAACTTAAACTTAGCGTTTGGGTTCTCGTTGGCAAATTCTAAAAAGTCAATGACTTCCTGTTGGGTAGTATCCTGACTGCTTACCTCTTGAGGGGCTTGATCATTCTCTACTGCTTGGCTATCATCAGATTCTAGTGAATCAACTTCTGGCTCTACTGCTGATTGCTCAGCGTTGTCGGGTGCCACAGGGGCATCTGCTTTAGCCTCTTCAGATGAACCTGTTGCAGCATCAGTTGGTTGCTGTGGAAGGTTACGCCTCATGGCGGCCATTTTTTCAGCAATTTGATCCAACGACGGAACTGCGTTTTGAACAGGGGCCGCGTTTTGAACGTTAGGCGTGCTCGCTTCTAATATTTCTGCCATATTTTACCTTTCTTCCTCGAGTGGGGCAGTTTGAATGCTTACCGCTCGGCTTTACATTTTAAATGCCATCTATCAAATAGATTGATGGAACATTCTGATTTACAATTTATACAGGATAACCTAATCTTAGGTTTTCCCCTATTTCTTTGTTTTGCTTCTTCGGACCAAGTAAATCCTTTGCCCTTAAAATTTGTTTGAAACTTTCTTTTCTGTTTCATCTTTTCTATTGAATCTGGACGATGTTTTTTGCCAATATTCAATAGTCTTAATTTTTCTTTATGTTCCTCTGTTTTATACTTACCTGCTATTCCAGAAAATGGTCCATTTCTCATATTAAAAGACCTACTATCATGAATAGCATCCGTTAGATCTAAAATCTCATATTCTAAATTGACCATATCCTCTACCGTTCCTGTTGCAACTATGGTTTTTATCCATTGTTTAGGATTTTGCAAAATCATAGGTTTTACAACTTTACTTGAACAAATATATCCATCATTCGGATGACAACCTTTTGCTGTTCTTACACCTACATACCATTTTAAACTTGGTAAATGTGTCCATTTATATAC